CTTTCATTATCAAAGTCTTGGCGGCCCTACTTGGACTTTATGCATTATTCAAGACTGTGTCCGCGATAAAGAAGATGTTCAATGTAGTGAGACCTAACTCACTTGATGAAGAGAACGGAGTGGACTCTGAACGCTTTAACCGCATAAACCATCTTAAGGACAAGTTCTGGGATGCTATGCGCAAGGGTGGGCGCACCACGGATACCGGATTATCGGCCCTTCGTGACATTCGTGAACAGGCTGATCGAGAATCCCTGCGCAACGTGTACGAAGACTGGGCTGACACGGCCATGTTTGCTCGAAGTAACTTCTTAGACAACATCCGTGATGAACAAAAAGTCGAACGGTTTATAACCGAGAAGCCCAAACTTGCAGCCAAGATCATATCACTCTCCTCGAGTGCACCGAATCAACTCACTCTTGGAAACCTGGTAAATCCCTCACTCAGAACAACACACATACACCAAAAACTGGCGAAACACTACTGTAGAGTGACAAACTCTGGTAGAATCGGCAGGTGTTATGCTCTGGGATACAAGGCTAACCTACTCATGACTGTCTCTCACATGTTTGATGCTGAAGGTGATACGTGTAGCGTAGACAGCGCAGACAAGACATACAGCGCCAAAGTAGTAAGACTCATGAGAGACCGAGACTTAGCTATCATACAAGTCACAGATAAGACGTTTCCTTCATTTTCTGATATAACGAATATGTTCGTCAAGGACATGCCACCACAAGTAGTGGAGGCGATGTATATCAGACCTATACCAGGGGAGTTTTCTACTACCACCTCCAAAGCTAGATACCACGAAAAGGTTGAAGATATGACTGATCCTGGAAACAAACGCTACTGTCCCACCAAGAAGATATTGGAGTATTCCATTATAAGTGTTAGAAACACACTAAGAGATGGAGACTGCGGACTGCCTCTAGTGGTTGAAGTCAACAATGAGTATAGGATCATTGGATTACACAATGCATATCATGCCTTTCTGTCCCGTATGTTTTTCTCCGCTGTTACATCTGCGGACTTTTCATACAGCAGCAACTCAATGGAGTCCGCTGTTTCAGAGGACAAACCCTCCGATGAAATTGTAGAATCCCCAAAGGACGAACCCCAGATAGTGGTTGAAGTACCAAAGAAAACCGAATCTGAGTCAGAGTCAGAAACTGAATTTACAATTGGAAACATAGATTATTACACTCGTATGAAGTTGAACCTACCTCACAAGAGATCTAGGTTTGAGAGAGTTTCTGATTTGAATGTGGTTGGATACTCACGGGCACTGCACCTGTACTCCAACCCGAAACATAAGAAGGTATTCTTATCTGTGGCTGGTACAATAGAGGAATGTCCGTCTCTTCCATCTTGCACTGACATGTCCCGAGTACTAGATTCTTCAAATCTGGTCAAGGACAGATTCGGTGTACCGTCTCCACTATTCACCCAGGCCGTGAAGTATTCTCTCTCAACCGAGACCTCTGGGCAGTATGACAAACG